CCCGCCACAGCTGGTTCTCGGTCTCGGCCGCGTGGTTGACCAGGCGCGACAGCGGGTAGAGGTCGTGGTTGTAGATCGTCTCGGTGGTCTTGTCGCCATCCTCACCGACCTCGACCAGCCGGGCGACGCCGCCCTCCTTGAGCCGCAGGAACGGCTTGGGTGGATCGGGGATGGTGAGCTCGACCGGCGAGCCCGAGGGGACCGGGATCTGCACCACCGGTGCCGGCGCGGGCGTGGTACGACGTGAGGCCGCTAGCGGGTTGGGGATGCCCGGCTGGCCGAAGTGCGGGCAGACCTTGCAGAACTGGTCGCCGAACGGCTCGAGCTGGGACAGCTTGGCGCACGAGGTCGGGGCGTTGATCGCCTCCCGGTGGTGCGCCAGCTTGGCGTCGGTGTCATCGGGGCTGTACTGGGGGTGACCACGTGAGAAGGTGTGGACGAGCTTGTCGCTGTCCATGGTTCCCAGCCGCATGTGAGCGCCGAGGCCGATGATCCCGGCGTACCAGGAGGGCTCGGCGATATCACCCTTGGTCGCGAAGATCGCCCGGGTGAGCGCACAGGCCTTGCCGACGTCGGCCAAATCGGAGACCGGTCCGTCATAGCTGGTGCCGGTGTTGCTGGCGAGACCATCCCAGGCCGACTTGGGCGCAGCGCCCAGCGCAGGCGCGCGGTTGACCACGGCCCCCTCGCGTACCGCCGCGTCATTGAGCAGCCGGGTCATGACGTCGGTCCTGACGACGTCACCCTCGACCACGACCTTGACCAGCTTGGGGTTCTCGGGGTCCTTGCAGTGGAAGCTGCCGGGGACGCGCAGGATGCTGGAGAGGTCATCGAGGCGGGCCGGGTCGGCCCGCAGCCCTGTCGTACGCACCAGCACGCGCAGCTGGTGCGCCAGCACGCGCCACTCCTCGGCGGGGAGTGGGGTCTCCAGGTGCCAGTAGACGTGCCAGCCTCCGCCCGACGAGATCAGGCTCGGTGTCGGCAGCATGCAAGTGGTGACGAAGCTGTCGAGCGCCTCGCGCGCTTCGGCCAGGCTCGGGTACTTGTGGGCAGCCTCGCCCACGTCGAGGTCGAGGAACAGTGCCCGCCCCTCACCCATGTTGTTGTGGGTGCGGACCTGCCAGGCGCCGGGTTGCTTGGTCTTATAGTCGACCTTGGTGTCGGACCAGACCTTGCGCTCGCGCAGCGTCAGGACGCTGAAGAACAGGTCGCGCTGCGAGCCCTTAGCCAGATAGGCGTCGACCTCGTCGAGGGTCTCGAAGACCAGGTGGTGATTGGGTTTTTCGCCCGGCTTGACCGAGCGGACCAGACAGTAATAGCCCGTGTCGCTCCACACGCGGCGCAGAAACTCACTGGGCGACACGAGCCACCTCGCTTCCTGCCTTCGCTGGCGTCATGAGTGCTTCCCCCGGTATGCCCCCTCCGTGCTACGGAGGGGGCGCACTATGCGTCACCGGGAGCGGGTGCGCAACAGCCTTCAGGCGCCCCAGTCGGCGAGCAGGTCGGCGATCTCGTCGGGCACGTCGGTCGAGGCTTGCGGGGCGGACTCGGCCACAACCTTGCTGGGCTTGGCGGTCGCCGCGCCCTTGGCCGGCTTGGTCACCGGCTGCGGTTCGTCGTCACCCATCAGGATCATACCGCCATCGTCGTCAGCAGGCGCGGGCTTGGTCGCAGCCGGCTCCTCGGCCTCGATGATCAGTTCCGGCTCGGGTTCCGGCTCCTTCTTGGGTGCCGGCTTCGCCGCAGCCTTGGCAGCAGGCTTCTCCAGGCGCGGCTCGGGCTTGGTCTGCTCGGCCTCGTCGCTCGGTGCCTTGACCCCGTCGACCCCAGCCGGAGTCCAGCTGTCGGTCAGCAGCTTCTTGGTCTCGTCGGCCTCGACCAGCTCGATCACACGCTCGGCGTTGGCCTCGTCGACCCACTTCTCGGCGCAGAACATCAGCTTGGGGTACTCGGCGGTGGTGTCGAACTTGATCTTGGTCACCACGCGCGCGGTGTGGTCGATGCCCTGCGACTTGAGCCAGTTCTTGTAGTCCTGGAACGAGAACCACCCCTCGGCGTTCTGGTCCGGGCTCTCCTTGTCGTAGTCGCTGGTGATGGCGATCTTGAGGCGGAGCGCGCCGATCCCGAGCGCCTGGCTCGGCACCACCGCGAGCATGCGGTGCTGGCTGCAGGCCACCACGCTGTCACCACGCTCGTTGACCTTGGAGCCCTTGGCCGACCACGGGCAGCTCGCGCACTTGGCCGCGAACGGCTCCTTGACGTGCTCGCTCGGCGCCTCGCCGTCGCTCGACCAGCAGCGGGGCTGGCTGACGTTGTTGGGGTCGTAGGCGCCCTCGTAGTACGAGCGCCCGCGCCGCAGCGCGGCGTCGAGGATGATCACCCGCATCACGGTCAGCGGCACCTCGTCGCCTTCCGCGTTGCGCGTCATCAGCTGCTGCTTCTTGCCGTCCTTGCTCACCGTCCAGGTCTTGCCGGTGTAGGTCAGCGAGGGGGTGGACTGGCGATCGGGGATGTTGCCCCCGAGCCGCTCGGCCATCTTGGAGATGTGCGCCGGAACTTGGCCGCCGGCGCCGAACAGGGTCATTGCGGTACTCATGTGTGGATAACTCCTGATCAATCCGCGCGACGCACGCGCACCTTGTACTCCCGGTGAACCGATACACCTGGAGGCAACGCACCGTCATTGCTCTCCATGTATTCCTTGACGAACTGGGTCTTGACCCGCCGCTCGAGCGCGTCGAAGGCATCCTCCTCGCGGATGAAGTCGTAGAGAGCGGACCAGTCCTGGACCGAGGGCTTGATCTCTTCCTGGCGGAAGAACGTGCCGACAGCGGTCCGGGTGCTCTCGCTCCCGGTCTCGTTGAGGTGTCTGAGCAGGACCCCCTCGACCTTGGCCATCTGGGCCTTGATCTCGGTGTCCTCGGCGTCATAGGCCTTCTTGATCTGCTCGCGCTTGGCGCGCATCGCCAGATAGGCGTTGACGACCCTGGAAAAGTCCATCTGCATGTTACGCCCTTCCCTTATCTATAACGGCGTACACAAGTAACTAGCAGCTGTCAACTGCTACTCGGTCACCGCCTTGTACAAATCCAAGATGCTATTCTGCACCGCCTTGCGGTTGTCGAGCAGATCATAAATCTTCCACTCGAGCGGGTGCGCGCCCAGGCGGATGATGGTCATCTTGCGGGTCTGGCCCGCCCGGTTGAAGCGGTCCATCACCTGCTGGAACTCGTCGTTCGAGTAGATCGGCGCGTAGAAGATCATGGTATCCGCTTCGGTCAGGTTCAAGCCGTGGGCCATAACTTTCGGGTGACAAAGCAGCACGTGGGGCTCGGGCGTGGTCTTGAAGCGCTTGATGATCTCGTTGCGCTTGGCCGGCGAGACGTCGCCGTTGATCAGCTCGACCGGATAGTGCCTACCGATCTCCTCGAGCAGCAGCCGCTGGATGCCCTTGAACGGAACCACGACGATGACCTTGGCGCTGGCGCTCTCGATCGCGGTCATCAGTGCGCCCAGCCTTGGCGCTGATGGAATAGGTAGGTACTCGTCCTCGCCCACCTTGACCGCGCCGCACAGGATCTGACGCAGCTTGCCGATCTGGTCGGCGGCGTTGGCGGCGGTGATCACCCGCTTGCCCGCGAGCGCGGCGACCATGTCCTTCTTGAGCTCCTTGACCGCGGTCTTCTGCTCGGGGGTGAGCTCGCAGGTGTGATCCTGGGTGGTCACCGGCGGCAGGTCGAGGCAGTCAGCCTTCTTGAAGCGCACCGCTGGCTGCATCGCCGCATAGGCGGTGGTGAAGGCATCCGCGCGTGGCACCCACTTGAACTGGCTGACCTGCATCATCGTCTGACGCTTGAAGGCGCCGAAGAACTTAGGCACCCGGGCTGGTGCCACCAGCCGGGCCAGCGCCCAGGCATCGGTGGGCGCGTTGGGGCAGGGGGTGCCGGTCAAGAGCCACAGCCGCAGGTCGCGCCGGGCGACCAGTCGTGACAGCGCCTTGTACTTGCGGGTCTGGGCGTTGCGGAACATGCCCGCCTCGTCGACGATGACAAGGTCGATCTCGGGCGTGCGGGCGATGATGTCCTCGATCTCCTTGATGGCGATGCCGTCGTGGTTGATGATGTAGAAATCGACATCCGCCGCCAGCATCTTGAGCCGCTTCTCGCGGGTGCCGTGCACGATCGCGCAGCGCCGGTGCATCAGCGTGTCGAAGATGTCCTGCGCCCAGACCCGGTCGACCGTCGACAGCGGGGTGACCACCAGTACCTTGCGGACATGACCCTCAGTCATGAGCCAGTCGGCCGCCCACAGCGCGCCGTTGGTCTTGGCCGAGCCCATCTCGCTGAGGTTGAACGCCCGCTTGTTGAGCGTCAGGAACTCGGCCATGGTGATCTGGTGCGCGAACGGCCGGAACTTGCCGGGCCAGCGGTAGCCGTAGCGGATCGGCGCCGGCGCGTAGAAGCCAAGGTTGCGCAGCACCCGCGTGCTCTCAAGTGTGTGCTGGACCGCCAGGTTGTAGTCATCACGTGGTAACGTGCGGCTGTGCGGCAACAGCTCCCGGATCGAGAGCGGGTCGGGCACCTGAAGCAGCAAGCTGTGGGTCGGCTCATGAACGAGCATGTCAGGCATCTTGCCGCAACCCTTCCAACCAGGCGCGCGCTTCGCTGGGGGTGTAGCTTGCCGGGTTCATACCTCTCGCCTTCATCAGTCGCACGGTCAGGACCGCCAGGGCTTGTGGCACCTGGTCAAGCTCACCCCGCACGAACCGGCTCTGGAGCGAGCCGAGCGGGACATTGTACCAGTGCTTGACCCCCTTCTTGGCAGCTCGGGTCACTCGTCCATCTCCGCCTGCTGGTACCAAGCGATGTTGGCGCCGAGCATGACCAGCAGCATGACCGGCCAGAACGTCGCCGAGACGATCGACATCATATAGTCAACCCCGTCAGAGGCGCGGCAGCCGTCGTAATGCCCGAGCTTGATCGCGAAGTAGATCATGCCCAGCACATAGATACCCACCAGCAGGGTCATCGCCACATCTCCGTCATCGCATGGATCGCATTGAGCATGGTCGCCCCATCCTCTGGACGCACGTCGAGGCGCCGAGCCTGGTGCTCGCAGGCGTTGTCGAACGCCGCCAGCCACGCTTCCAGCTGGTCGAGATTACGCTCGTTGACCGCAAAAGCAAAGCCCTGGTGGCTGGTGATGGTCTGGGCGAATGCCTTCTGTGCTGGGGTCGGTTTGTTGCGACCGAACTTGGCCTCGATAGACAGGAAGATCCCGTGCCGGAGGCTGTTGAAGTCGTGCACGCCGATAGGGCCGTAGCCGTTGGCGGGCGGACACCACCAGAACCATTGGTGCTTGTCGAGCAGCTTCTTGATCAGCCGCTTGACGTCCTTCTCGTTCTGGAACTTGGCGAGAACCTCGGGGGTACAGATGGTCACGGGCGGTTCTCCCGCGTGTTGTGCGCGCTCTGGGTGTTGATCTGACCGAAGTAGGTCCTGCCATCGCTGACCGGCGGGAGCGGCAGCTCCTCGTCACCCCGATCGGGAACGCAGCGGTCCTCGGCGAGCTTGGCATAGCCCTGGATGTCGTGCCAATTGTCGGTGTACTCGGGGTCGCCGGTGAGGATGCGGGCGATCTTGTCGGCGATGACCGTCAGTGCCTGCTTCTTGACCGGGGTCAGACCGGACCAGCCCGGTCCGAGGTGCATGACCGACTGCAGCCCTTGGGCGATGGCGGCGTGGTCGCTGAAATCGCCGTAGCGCGCGCCGCGCTCGGCCAGGGTTTTCTCGACGTCTGACATAGGCCCTCCTATCTCGGGTTGTAGTGGCGGTAGCGCCGGTAGGCACGCTCGACCGCCGGCAGGTCTGGATGGTCCCGCACCCACATCCCCGTCATCGGTGAGTAGTGTAGGAAAAAGAACGCGTCCAGGATCAGGTTGCCGGTCTCCTGGTGGATGTCCACCTTGCGTGCCAGCCAGTCGTAGGTGTTGTCGTCGACGATCGGATCGTCCATGAACTCGTAAGCATAGGCCATCACCGTGAGCTGGATGCGCCGGCGCTTCTCAACCTCGTAGGGCTGACCCCACTTGCGGCTCGGTGTCGCGGTCTCCATGGGCATCCCCTCCCCTTGCCTGCAGTCGTGTCTCGATAATCCGCCGGGCCTCGTCTGGTCCCAACACCAGCGCCAGTTCGCGGCGCTCGTCGAGCAGCTCGGGCGGGCACCACGCCAACTTACCAGCCTGGTAATCCCGGCTCGCCTGGACCGTCTGGCTGAAGTCGCTACACAGCGGGCAAGGCCCGCGCGCCGCGGCGACGCACCGGACCGTCGCAGGCTGCTTGCAGCTGGCGCGACGCTCAGTGCTCATGGAACATCACAGCCTTGGGCGTGCTCCAGCAGGCAGCACAGGTACCACAGCTGGCGGTCTTGCCGGTCTGCTCCGGGCACCAGAAGGCGCCGGCGGGCACCGCGTCACCCTGACGCATCCCGACCGCAACCGGACCGTCGACCTTGGCGCCGGCGGGCACCGACTGGCGGATCACGCAGCGCTCGGGGTAGTGCGAATTCATCCACGAGATGTGCAGCCCGATCGTGCCGGTGAAGGGGCGGGCGGTGTAGCCGAACACGGCTAGTCGCGGGTGCTTGGTGAGCATGCCTTCCCAGAACCGGACGTAGTCGACTGAGTAGAAGTCGCCGAGGACATGAAGCCTGACAAGCACCCCGAGGCGTCCGCGTACCGCCAGCTCGCGCTCGAGGTCGCGCCGGAGCAGAACCAGGAACTCGGGGTGGGTGTGGTCGACACGACGGGCCCAACGCATGTTGTTGCCATAGCAATCCTCCCAGTGGTGGCACGAGGTCGGGCAGGTGGCGCGCTCCTCGAGGCTCACGGTCACGATCTTGTAGCCCTTGAACCGGCCCTTGGTGACGAAGCCGCCCAGCTTCTGGTTGTCAGCCCCCTGGCCGATCACCGTCGGCCGGGCCGTCGGGCTCAGGACACGTGTCCTGAACTTTGTCCGTGTGAGAAGATCGCTCATTGGTCGCTCCCCTACTTCTGCCTCTTCGGCCTCCAGTGCTCACAATCCTTGACGGGACACCAGCCGTTGCACAACCCGGACGGCCGCGGCTGCCAGGTGTTGGTCTGGAAGGCCTCGGCGTACTGGCGGAGCGGCCCGACAAAGTCGGACCACAGCGTGTTCTGCTGGTCGCGAGTGTAGGTCTGCCCGTTGGTGCTCTTGGTCTGGGTCCAGTAAAACTCGACCTTGACCTCCCGAATCTGCGGCCGGGCGATGAACGTGTGCAGCGCGAACAGCTTGAGCTGTTTGAACTTGGCATGCATCTTGCCTGTGTTATGCGTCACGATCCTGTGCTTCGTGCAGAGGTACGTATTGTCTGGCGATGCCACACCGATGCACTGCGTGGTTTGAGGCGGAACCGATACCACAGCTGTTACTCGCCGATACCAAGACCGCCCATCCCCCCAGTCGCCAACACGATCACGCTTGCGCGGCAACAGGAATGGGTTGAAGTGCCTCGGGCGCCACGCTAGCGGGTAAGCGGTACCTTCGACGCCGAAACCTGAGTATTTCGCTGCGGCCTGGTTGACCCTGCAGCCAAGAGACTCGATGAGCACCTTGACCGCGTTCGATATACGTCTGTCTGTGCTTTGAAAGACCACCTGCTGACGTGTCGGGTTTACACTACCATCCCCGTCCATAAGCCCCCGGAGAAGGTCCAGCCTCTGGTCGATCGAGCCTTGCAGGTAAATCTCAGGGATGTGCTTATTGCCTAGCACTCCCAATCGGACAAGATGGCCGCGGATGCCCTTCACGGTGCGGGTGGTGCACTTGTTCTGGCACGACGGTGCGATTGTACCAAGCGTGTAGCCTCGCCGTTCAATCTCTGCCCAGACTTCAAGGTCCGGCTTAGACACCTCAGCGCTTGTGTGCTTGCCGTCAGCGACCCACAAACCGAACACGTAAGGGTCGATGGGCAGCTGCTGCGCCGGCATCTCAACCGGAGCCGCCACAGGTATTTTCGACACGCCAGGCCTCAACTCTGTCACCGAAACGACAGAACCGTCGATCAGCGACCACAAGTGCACATTGTCACACGTTACGACCGTCTTGTCGTCGAACCGAACCTCGAAGCACGGACGCTCGTGCTTCTGCGATTTGACTGTCACCGGATAGGCTTTGCCGTCAGAGCTGTGGACTAGATCACCGACCTGGACGTCACCCATTGTGATGAACCCACCCGGGGTGGAGATCAGCGTGTTTACCGGCAATCCTTTGTAATCTAGTAAGTAAGCACTATTTTGCTCGAGCCGGCCGTAGTCGATCACCCCGCGGAACCACACGTCCTTGTCGAAGAAGCCGCAGGGCTTGAGCTTGTTGTTGAGCGCGATCTTGTGCTCGGTCAATTTCGAGCCCGACATCGCGTCGAGCTGCTCCATGAACGGCTCGTGGGTCTCGAGCTCGCGCGGCAGGCACTCGCCGTACTTCTGGCGGTTTTCGAAGCGGGTGTGGACCTGCTCGCCCCACAGGATCTGCTCGGAGCGCTCCTCCTGCCAGCGCTTGGAGATGCGTGTCTCGTAGAACTGACGCGGGCAGTTCTCGAAGGCCTCAAGGGCGCTGAAGGACCAGGGCTTAGGCTTCATCGCCGAACCTCCGCTCGATCCACGCGCCGATGCCTATGCCGGTGAAGCAGCCGCCGAGCCAGACCAGCGCGGTGCCAATGATGAGCAGGCCGACAGTCATCTCCGCACCAACCCTTCGATCCAAGATGTCAGCGCGACGACAACCATTCCGGTCAAGGCTGCAACGTCAGTTGCATCTGCGGATGCCGTCGAAGCCCACGCAGGCAAGCCGGCGGCTCGAGCCAGCGCCCAGGCCAGGCACGTGGCGAACCACGCTAGCAGGTAGCGACCAAATGTCATCCGTGCTTCTCCACACCCAGCGCCGCCCAGATCGCCTGAAGGTGGCGGGCCTGGCTCTCGGCGTCATCCAACGCGTGGTGGTATGTCCCCACGCGTTCAAGCTTGATATCGGGCCGCAGGTTCTTCTCGGTGCGATAGCAGCGATCGGCCCAGAACGGCCAAGGCTCACCCAGGCCGAGCGCTGCGCAGGCGGACTGGACCTTGACGTTGTCGAAGATGGCGCCGTTACCCCAGACCCCAGCCAGCTCGGTGTCTTCCTTGACCCACTGGACAAAGCCGCTCATCGCGTCGGCGATGTGGTGCTTGTCCTCCATAAGCCAGCGCTCGCGCGCCTCGGCCCGGAGCGGATCCAGCCACCACAGCACGGTGCCGGCGTCCATGGTCAGCCCGATGGACTGCGCGCTCTCGACGTCGATCGCCACGTAGAACTTGTCCAGGATCTCGGTCTCGGTGAAGCGCACCGCGCCGATCGACATGAGAACAGCGTTGTGTCCCCGACCCAGGGTTTCCAGGTCGAGCATGATATGCGCCATGTGGCGTCTCCCTTTAATTGATGGCGGAACTCTCGCCGAACGTACCTTGGTGTACCACCGTGAAGTTGGCGGTGAAGTGCTCGACAATTGCCTCGAGCAGCAGCGCGTCGCTGACGGTCGCGCCCATGATGCCGCCCATAGCGGCAGCCACGACCACCACCGGCTTCTCGTCGATCAGCGGGAGCATCGCCTGGCGCAGCTCCATGACCTGATGGGCCAGCGCCTTGGCACGCTCAACCACCTCTTCAGGAAGCCCGTCCTGAAACTGTCCTTCGTTGCTCGGAGGCTCGGTGCTCATTTCATGCTCCCGTCGGAGTTGCGGGGGAAGGACCGGTTCTTGTGAGGGCTCACCGCACGCAGGTTGCTGGTGTCGTTCGAGCCGCCCTTGCTGAGGGGCTTCTTGTGGTCGAGATCCTGGCCGGACTTGACCATGCCCAGCTTGAGGGCCTTGCGCCTGGCACGCTTGCGCTTGGCGTCGTCAGCACCCGAGCCGCCGCGTTCGCCGCGGTTTTTCGCGGTTTGTGCCTCGCGCTTGTAGTCCCTCACGTAATCGTCCGAGCTGGGCATAGCTTGTCTCCGGTGTCATTCCTGGCACATACGATAACCCCACTTCTGGAAATTTGCCTTATCGTATTTTTCCTTGAACTCGAAGTGCTCGCCCTTCAGCGTCAGCTCGTTGCTCTCCTTGTCGTAGGAGATCACGTCGTAGCGACGCCCGGTCTTGTCGTTGATCAGATACAGCTTGGCCATCTCGCCCACTCCTTACGTGTAGTGCCACTCCTTCAAGTCTCCCCAGGTGCTAGCCGCCTTGCAGTCCCAGGGGAGTGGGATCGGTGGGGTAATCCCCCACGCTTGTCTGTAAGGCAGATTATCCAAAAGGAACTTTATGTCAACAGCTGCTTGTTGGACTTTCGCATCCGGCACCCACAGGTAGACACCGTCGTGCAAATCCCAAGCGAACTTGGCGCCGATCCGGGTCAGATAAGGCTTGATCACCGCCATCGCCAGGTACTTCTGGTCCGCGCCGGTGCCCTGGATCCGGTAGTTGATCGCGGTCGAGCCCATCGACCAGCCCCACTCACCGTCCCAGTTGCCGACCACCTGCACACGCCTGCCAGCGAGCGTCTCGACGTAACCCATACGCCGGGTCAGGGCGATCTGCCTGCCCCAGTACACCGGTACACCTCGGTAGGTGTTGGCGTAGGTCCGATGGATGCGCTGCGCCTCGGGTAGCTCCATAGGGATGTCGTACTGCACACGCGCGACGACGCGCAGCTTGCGCGCCGAGGTCCGGTACTGGAGGCTCAGGTTGGCCACCTTACCTAGCTGACGCGCGTCCTTGGCAAGCGGGTCACCCTCCTGCACCTTGTTAGTTAACTCGTGGTACTCCTGCATGGTCACACGGGCGCCCATGAAGCTATGCGGATCCTCGCCGGGCAGGCACAGCTCGAGCATGGTCTCGTCGCCGCTGGCGATCGCCATCCAGCGGAACTCCTGCCCGCTCGCGTCGAACTCCATCAGCGTGTAGCCGGGCGGCGCCGTCACCACGCGCCTGAACTCCTTGTCACGCTTCTCCTGGTGGAGCGCGAACCCGGTCGGGCGCTCGGACTTGGTCCCCGCCTTGCCTTGCTTGGAACCGTAGGTCAGTCGGCCAGAGTACGTACCGAAAGGTATAGCAGCAGGGTGGCTACGGGAATCTCCACAATAAGCTGCAGAGACAGCGGGCCCCTCGGCGAATTTAGTACGGTTATTAAGGCATTCGCGATAAGCACGCAAGTCCCGACAACGACCATCTTGTAAGGCCAACTCATGAAGCACCTCCTTGTCAGTCGAGCGACTGACCTTTCCGGTTTTCTTCGATGTGTTTTCCTTCAGGACGGGTAGTCCCCAGTCGTCGAATAGCAGTGCCGCCAGCTTGAGCGGTGAGCGGATGATCGTCTCGGTAACCCCGTGCGGGGCCAGGATCGCCAGCTTCTCATCGGCAGTGCGCGCAAGCCGCGCCGCCAGCTCCGAACAGGCTATACCATCGATCGGCAGCCCGAGGTAGTTGGTCTCGGCGATCATCGACAGACTCTGGGCCTCAATCAGGGCACAGGCTTGTTGCTGCGGTGTCAGGCTGTGCCAGATCTGCTTGGCAATGATCCAGGTGCAGACGCTGTCCTTGTCGTTGTAGAGCTGGAGCTTGGCCAGGCTCTCCTCGTCGGTGGCATGGAAGTCGACGTCCTCGTTGTAACCAGCCATCATCGGCAGCCAGCGCTCGACCCCGCCCGGCTTGAGCCGGTAGGACTTCTTCTTGTGCGCCGCGCCCTGGAACTCGTACTCGGGCTCGACCTCGAGGTGACGCCACAGCAGCATGCCGTCGAGCCACTTCACCTGATGGCACAGGTCAGCAAGGCCGTAGGCGCACAGCACCGAGATATCGAAGACGATGTTCCAGCCAACCACGGTCCAGTCCTCGGCGATCGCTTGCTCGAGGAAGGTGCGCATGTGCTCGGCTTGCGGAAACAGCCGGCTCCCGTGCGGCTCGAGCTTGGCGCCGTTGTGGCGGATCACGGACATGGAGGTTGCCCAGAAGTCGCCGACCCCTTTGCGCCAGGGCTGGAGGGCGTACTCGGGCAGGGTACCACTGGTCTCGAAATCGTGCGCGACGACCTTGGCGTCGTCCCAGGTCCAGGTCATGACACCTGTCCTGTCAGCAAGAATTGCATCACAAGCGCATCCACCCGGCTGGCCTCATCCGAGGACCTGACAAAAATCTGAAGGTAGGTAATATGCCCGGTGTCGTCGCGCGCCCACCGCACCCAAGGGAGTGACCAGCTGGCACCTACAACGCGGCGTAGCGCCTTAACCAGGTCTGTCAGCTCTAGGCTGACCAGCAGTCTATAGCGTATGGAGGTGTTGTGCCACCACCCCTCGGTCATGGCACCAACCTCACGCCTTGCGCCACACCCCGATCCCACGCACCGCGGCCGGGTCCGACTTGTCGGCGGGCACCCAGCACTCGCCGTCGAGCTTCATCCAGGTCATGCGCGTCGAGAACTTGCAGCCGTGCTTGCGCGAGGCCGCCCAGACGTAGCCGCCGAGGTTGTTTTTCTCGCGGTGGGGCACGAAGAACATGTCGTCGACCTGCATGGTCGCGAACGGGTAGACCCGTCCCGAGCGCGGCGGAATCTCGGTCCGCGGCAGCGGCACACCACGCTGGATCTTGTACATGCTTTGTACCTCGCCTATCACGCTGACTACTACACCGCGTCATACAGGTCGCTCCTGTTCCTTGTCAACCGCGCTAGGCGGATAGCAGCTGAGCGCACAGCTTGGCGAACTCCGGTTTCTCGACTATCAGTTCACCGGCCCGCCGGACCCCGTTCGAGACCGTGCTGTGGTCAAAGCCATCCAGGCAGCGCGCGATCGCCCTCAGGGTGTAACCGCGCGAGCGCAAGGCCCACATTACCGCGAAGCGGGCAAAGGCGCGCTCGTTGGTCTTGCGGGGCCCGAGCAGGGCATAGCGCGACAGCCCGGTAGACTGGCACACCATGGCGATCACCCGGCCGGCGTACTCCGGGTCGGGCGTGTGGGCCTGGAAGTCGATCCACGCGGCCATCAGTCTTCCCAGAACTCGATGGTGATGTCGCCCTTGGCGAGGCCGATGCAGACCACGTCCTTATAGCCCCAGGCAGCGGCGCACGCGAGCTCAGCGGCTTCACGCGCGTTGTCAATATCCATGGCCGTAACCGCCTGGATCCAGGTCGTGCCTTCTCCGTTCGCTTCCCGGCAGAACGCCGTGAAGGTTTGCAGCTCACTCATCGTTAGGTCCTTTCTTGTCTGTGTGGCGTGCATGGACAGCCTGTACGACACCCCGGGCTTGCGCAGCTGTCATCATCCCGATGTGGCAGTCCCTGGGTGGGATGCCTGTTACCTTGGACAGCCAGGCGTAGGCGGAAGCACGGCTCATCTCCCGCTGCGTCCACAAGGGGTCGAACGCCGTGTGAGCGGCGTTGCGCGCTCGGCGCGTCTCGGGGCCGCACGGGAAGCCCAGCGGAGTCACACCGCCTGGGTGGCAACCACAATAAGCCCCACAGGTGCACAGCCAAAAGTTCTTGGCGTAGAGGTCAGGCCGGTGCGGGT